TTGGGCCGACGAATCGATGGGCGATGTTTGATAACGTCGTTAACACGCAAAGCACGGCATTGAGCTCGATGACCGTGACGATTGCGCCAGGTATTGTGAATGGCTTGGCAATGATCGAGCTTCAAGGCCGAGAGGTCGAGGTGGTCATGCGCGAGGGCGTCGGATCGCCGACGGGCCCGATTGTTTATCAACGCACAATCAATCTTGAGCTTTCAGAGGTTTACGACTGGTTTACATACTTTTTTGATCCATTCCTGCAACGCCGCTTGGTCGTGTTGCTTGATCTTCCGCCGTATGGCAACGGAGAGATCACAGTGACGCTGACCGGCGCGGGCGAAGTAAAAATGGGCGGTTTGATCGTCGGCGCGGTGTATACATTTGGCGCGACGCAATATAACGCCACCGCCGGGATTCGCGATTATTCACGCAAGATCATTAACGAGGAAACCGGCGTCGTGTCGCTTGAGCAACGCAAGTTCAGCAAGCGCTTAAAGGCAAAGCTAAAAGTTCCAGCCGGTGCGGTGAATTCGTTGCAACAAATTCTGATTGATTTGCGCGCGACGCCGACCGTTTGGGTCGGCGATGACACCGGCGAATATGAGGCACTGACCGTGTTTGGGTTTTACAGAGATTTCGAGCTGGATGTCGCTTATCCGACCGCCAGCTATTACACACTCGACGTAGAGGGGATGACCTAATGCCTGTCGCACCGATTCCAGTTACAGCGCTCCCAACGCCGCCATCGCGAGATGATTCCGTCAATTTCAGCGATCGCGCGGATGCATTCCTCGGAGCATTGCCGACGTTTAGAACAGAAACAAATGCTCTGGCAACCAATGTGTTTGGAAATGCCTCTGAAGCGCTCTCATCGGCTAATGCGGCCGCCGTGAGTGCTAATGCCGCGCAAGCGGATCGCATTCTCGCGCAAGCCGCGCAAGCGGCGATTGTTGCCGAAAGCCCAGTCGCGAATGCAGCAGCAGCGGCAGCGAGCGCAGCTGAGGCAGCAGTTTATGCTTCACAGGCGCAGGCCGTGTCGCCAGACTCGCCAATCCGATTGAATAGCAGATTCATTTCAGCTGATTTTTCAGTGGGGTCAAATTACAACGCATCGAGCGTTGGTCCGATCATTGTTTTAGATGGAATCACAGTCACAATTGATGACAACGCAACTTGGAGCATCACATGAGCACTTTGGTCACTCGAGAAATTCAAACGCCTGATGGATCAGCGGTCGCTTTTCCCTACGGCATTCGCATCGGCTCGCAGGGCGGCGCCGGGCTCATCAATAACATCGGCGTTCCTGGTCAACAGGGATTTGGCGTTGGCATTGCGCCAGAGCTACCGGCTGGGTTTGTAAAGCTCGAGGGAACTGATGATCCCGCGTCGAACAACTATGGAAATTATCAGTATTCCGACGGCTCGGTGATGGTCTACATCCCGGCCTTTTATTACAAATATGGCACAGGCTCGAATGGTCTTGCCATTAATGTTGTGGACGTTAAACCATTCAATGCCTATGCGAACGTCGCAACCGCGAATGCGGCGGGCTATGCGCTGCATCGCGCGTTCTACAATGCAGGGAGCATTCGACAAGGCGTTTTTGTTGACAAATATCTGTGCAGCAACAACGGCGGAATTGCGAGCTCACTGAAAAACGGCAATCCATTGTCGAGCAGCTCCGCAAATAATCCGTTTAACGGGTTGACCGGCACGCCTGCCAACACGCTCGCGGGCGCGATCGCAGCGGCCAAAACTCGCGGATCGAGCTTTTTTTGCAACAGTTTGTTTATTAACAAGGCGCTTGCATTGCTGGCTAACGCTCATGGCAGTGCCGCAACCAGCACCGCCTTTTGCGCGTGGTACAGTTCGGGCTCGACAAACTTCCCCAAGGGCTGCAACAACAATGCTTTGGGTGACGTTAACGATGCCACCCTGTCATTCGTGGCAACGGGTTATTTGAATTCCAACAAAACCGGCTCAGCGAACCAACCCGAAAAGGTAGCTCACAATGGCCAATATTGCGGAGTGATGGACCTTAACGGAACCATGTGGGAAATCACGCCAGGGTTAACTCAGGACAACGCCGATCCCGCTGTCGGCAAATTCTATGTGCTGAAAACCTCTGCGAATATGGCGACCGTGACCGGTGGCAACTCGACCGCAGGCGATCTCTGGGGCGCGACAGGTCTTGCGGCGCTGTACGATGATCTTGGGGTGATGAATAGCTTTACAGGCTATGCTGTCAATTTTAGTGATCGCAGTCTAACAATGGGCAGCGCGAGCCAAGTTCTAAGCGCCGCCACCAGCGGCACGCCATGGCAGATGACCGGATGTGGAGTTCCGCTAGTTGCGGGCGGCTCAAATCAGTTTGGAAATGATGGGCTGTTTGATTACAGCACCGCCGATATGTGCCCGTTTTCTGGCGGCACCTGGAGCGACTCGTCGTCTGCGGGTGTTTGGGCGGCTGCCTGGTTCGTCGGGCGGGGCGGCTCGAACGATAACTTTGGGTTTCGCTCGGCCTTGTATCTCTGATCGCCCGAGCGATAGCGATGGGCGCACATGACGAGGCAAAATTAGATCATAAATTTGTGCTGTTTGCGAAACAGCTGAATTTGTATCTAAACCATTTTCCAAAGCATGAAAAATACGGATTGGCTCAGCAAATCCGGCAATGCGCCTATTCGGTTTATGGTTTGATTGTTGAGGCTCAAAAGCGATATCACAAAAAAACCACATTAACCCAACTCGACATCGAGCACGAACAGCTCAGGATGTTTATTCGCTTGGCGTTTGAACTGGGTTATTTTGGTTTCAAAAATAGTGCTATCGCAGATGAGCACGGAACAGCGGAGCATCGGTATTTGGCGATCAGCAGGATGGTGGACGAGCTTGGTCGAATGATTGGCGGCTGGATCGCCGCCGATCGGTCGAAAGGGGAAGATGCTTAAAATGTGCCCGATTTCTGGCGGCAACTGGAACAACTCGTCGAATGCGGGTGTCTGGGCGGCTAACTGGAACAACGGGCGGAGCAACTCGAACGATAACATTGGGTTTCGCTCGGACTCGGGTTTACCTCGCGCCGCGCAAGCGGATGGTGGACTCAAGGGAGCATCTTTCCTACGCATGGAAGCGTGAAATCTGCAGTTTTTTCTTTCACTGGTAGGATTCTCGAAGGCTAGAGGAAAAGCATTTGAAGCGGATAGGCTTTTTATTCGACCGAGCATTCAGCAAAGAATCGCTCTATCAGGCGTGGCTTGATGCGAGCCGCCATAAAATGGGCAAGCGGTCGACGTACCTATTCAGCAAGCGGCTTGCCTTCAATCTCGATGCGTTGCATCAAGAGCTGCATTCTGGGACGTACCGACCAAGACCTTACGCCAGATTCGAGGTGTACGAGCCCAAACAGCGCGTAATCTATGGCCCATCATTTCGCGATTTGGTCGTACAGCACGCGATATATCGCTTGATTTATCCGATCTTCAATCCAACTTTGATCGACCAGAGCTTCGCTTGTCGAAATGGAAAAGGTACGCATGCTGCTGCAGACTATGCTCAAAAAGCGATGCGAAAGAGCCCTGTCTGGTCTTATATTCTGAAGCTCGATATTCGGAAATTTTTCTATCGGATCGATCGAGATCGGCTTCGCATAATGCTTGAGCGACGAATCAAAGATCGCAGATTTCTTGATGTGATGATGATTTTCGCCGAATACGGGCATCCGAAAATTGAGCCGATTGGCATTCCTATTGGAAACTTACTGAGCCAGCTTTACGCATTGGTCTATTTGAACCCGCTCGATCAGTTCATCAAGCGTTCGCTTAAGGCCCGTTGGTATGCGCGCTACGTCGACGACTTTGTGATTTTCGGTTGGGCTCGCTGGCGATGTCTTGCCGCTCTAGCGTCGATCCAATCCTTTTTGGCGTCTCGGCTGGGCTTGGAATTATCGAAATTCACGCTTTCGCCTGTCGGACGCGGTTTGAATTTTGTCGGGTATCGAACCTGGCGATCCCGCAGATTTATTCGTCGCCACAGCTTGCACAAGGCAAGCAAAGCGGCAAAACGTGGAAAATTGGACAGCTTAATTGCTATTCTTGGCCATGCTCGCAACACCGCGTCATGGCGATATTTGCTCAACTTAACAAAGGGAAAACATCATGCCATCTTTAATCGCTTACCGAAAAGTCATCGATGCGGTCTATACGCATGAGCTGCGTTTAGAAGGCGCACAAGAGCTTGCAACGCTGTCGGACGGGCGAACCGTGGTTTGCGTCACAGACGCAAATGCGATCGGTGAACAGCCGGAGGCGATCGTCGATAGCATCGAGGAATTGCCAGTGCCGCTTCCCGCTGATTTGCATGACGAAATCTGCAAGGCCAGCCCGCACGTTCGCCTGATCAATGCTCGCGTGGTCGAGAAGATTCGCGCTCAGTACACGCTTGAGGATGAAATCAAATTGCTGAGAACGGCGCCATCCGATGAGGCGCTCGCATGGAATGAGTTTGTCGAATCTTGCGTCGCTTGGGGACGCGATGAAAAGGCCAAAATCGGATTGTGAGTCATGGACTACCAAGCAGCATTCAATATTGCAATCGGCATCGCAGCGGCTTCTGGCGGCTGGATGCTTCGATCAATTTCCAACTCACTCGAGAATCTTCAGCGAGATCATAAAGAGATTTTTCGGCAGTTCGTCCGGAAAGACGACTATCGCGATGCGTTGGAACGGATTGAGGTAGCCATCGTGAACCTATTGGGATCGCTGCCCACAAGCCAAGGCGGGTATCCGCTGTGGCAGAAACTTAAAGCGCAGGTGGAGGCGCAGATGCCGAAGGCTG